ATCTTGGAAAGACGTTCGTCCATACGGGATAGATGCTGTTTCACCTTAACTATTCTCATACCCATAATATACATCTTTTTGAGGCATACCTGCTATATGGAATAGCCAGAAGCACTAGGCAATTTTGGACAAAGTGCCAGGTATCTCGTTATATTCTACTTTGACTCTAGCCCGCCACCTCCGTTTCCATTCTGCCCGCTTGGCCTTGAATGCGGGGTCGTCCTTGTGCCGTTCATAGTACCGCTTCTTCTTGGCCTGGACCTTATCGGGATTGGCAGCCGCCCACTCCTTATACTTGGCACGGAGTTCGTCCTTATGTTCCTGGTAATATTCCCTACAACGCACCTTGGAACGCTCCTTGCGTTTGGCAAGGGATTCTGGCGAGCGGTTCGGATGACGTATATGTTTAGGCTTGACTACTACGGGAGTTTCCTGGATGCGTGCCCGTAGTTTCTTCCAATCTATAGAATCTATCACGGAAAAACCTCTGTTGAAAAAAGGGGCGGTGCGAAAAACCGAGGAATCGCACCGCCCCACACACCTTGCGTATAGCCAATGCAAACCCTAACGCGGAGTAAGGTGTGTCATCCATCTACGATGGAGAGTGCCACGGCAACAACCAACCGGGGCACCTATCCGCAAATATAATAAAAAAATCAAGTGGGAGGAATTTCCACGCACACCAATATAGAGCCATCAACCTCTTTCCAATGGATACGGGCACGCCTAAAAGCTACCCCCATCTGCGAAACGAGCAATTCGGCCTGCGTGGGCGTGATGCTGTTGAATGTAAGCACGATAGAGGTAGCCCCATCGTGTTCGGAAAAATCCTTACCTGCAAGAGCCAGTCCGAGATTATGCCAAATGCCTTCAGCCCGGATAAGCAACTTATGAGCATAGGGCATCATCGTCTGCCCTCGTCGTTGGACGGCTTCGGGAACTTGTTGTAATTGTTGCAAGCAACCATACCGGACGAGCGGTTCATACAGTAGGTCTTGGAGTTGCAATTATTACAGATGGATTCGGATTTCTGTTTAGCCATTTTCAGACTCCTCTTTGTTCATAGACTTTGCCGTGTTTAAGAGTATGTGGTAAACCTGGTCGGAAAAACCCCACTGCTCACTAACGGCATCAAGACAATCATACAGGTCCACAGAAGATTCCCCATTGCATTCCGAAAACGCATAGAGCCATGCACGCACAAGACCCATAAGGTTCAAGTCCTCGGAGTCCGTACCCTCAAAAACGTCGGCAGTGGCCTTAAAGATGGAACACAAATCATCGGAGAGCTTGAAGCGGTCCTTGTTCTTTTCCAAAGACTGGAAGATATTGCCATTCTTGTTCCGATGGCAAGCAGCCTCCCAATCACAGAACAACTCCACAATCTGCATAAGGTTCATCCCGTCAATCCCATTTTCAAAATGTTCCGGGTGATGGTCATTGACCTCATAGTGATGTTGCAGAGCGGGACCAAGATACTCTAGGGATTTCTTGTATTCGTCAGAACCATACTCGTGCTTGCCGAGATGCTGATGGGTGCCAACGTAGTCAAAACGTTCCTTTTCGGGTTCGTGCAATTTGGACTCGTCGTGACGTTCGGCACGGTTCATAATATTGTCACAGAAATCAGCAGCATAGTCAGCCATCACGGGACTAATCTTTTCTGACATATCCATGAGACTACTACAAAAGTCCGTGGCATAATCAACCACCATCTGACGATGAGCTAGCGTGTCTTGCGTAGAATCGGCCATACATATCTCCTAGAGTTTAATACCATACACCCCGTAAATAACCCCGAGTATAAACACAATAATTACCCCAAAGGCATACAGGACAGCCCTGTTAAATTTAGAATCATTGGACAAGTACGAAACAATATAGGTATGCCAAGCGGGAGTAATTTCCTGGGGTTCCGGCTTAATTACAGGAACACCTGCCAAATCCGGTAGAGCGGAATAGATGTCCTTCTGAAAGTCATCCAAATACTCCACGGGCACGTGGATGACACGTCCATGCAAGTTGTCACCCCCGATTTCCCCATCTTTCAGTATACGCGGAGCATCGTAACCATCCCCGATAAACACAGAGAATGTTTCACCGCAGTAAATACCCTTATGAGCCTGTGCTTGCCAAATAGAGGGTTCTATGACCTTGACAGAATCAACAGCCCTGTATTCCTCCAAAACATCCCACAAGAAAGACTCCGGGAAGTTAGACGCGGATGTGACAGTCCATAACTTACACGGAACGGAACCATCTTGAGTCATGAAACGGGAAATCATCCTGCGACGGCACATATAATAAATATCCTGCATCCGTCTTTTATCATTAACGGTGTCATATACGGAATCTTCAAAGATACAACCGATAACACCCCTACCAAGAACATCAGCCCTGTTCTCTATCGGGAGAATACCTATCTGATTCGGGAACATACCCTCTTCAAGGACATCCCTATTCTTTGTAAGCAGAATAGATACAAAATACGGGGATAGCCAAATAGCATCCTTTACCAAATCACAGATATTAGAACTATTACCACCAGGAACGGAAATAACCATATCCAAAGGCATCCCAGGAATAATCTTGAGATAACTATGAGGGTCTTTAACAAGAGTAAGCACATACAGGTCGTAAAGAAAGCCTACAACCGCTGCACAATTCTTACCGATGCCCAAAGACCCCGAGATAACTACCTCACTTATCGGAGAAGTCATGTCCTCCTCATAAGTTTCCTGTAGTTTATCCTGCCAATAAGGATAAAGACCCCCACACAAAAAATCTCCCAAGTATTGGGGGTCGGTGATAAATGTCTTGATGTCTACCGGAGTAGAAACAAAGGCATCTGGTGTAAATCTGCTCATACATTCCTCCTACATCATGGAATAAAAAATAAATACCATACGTGCAAAAAACACTAGCACTATAAGAGCTAGCAACGTAAATGCAGTCATCATCCACTTGCTCGGCTTATTAGACGATACGATATGCCGAGTGGATGTATTAGAATCCAAGTTCAGCAAGGATTCCACGACCTCTTCAATGATGGCACCCTCTCCGGGCATAACGGCAATCCAGGCTCCGCACTCAACAGTAGTGTAATCGCCTACTGGAGTAGACGTGGCCAGTAATTGCACGGCCTTGCGATAGAGTTTCCTGTCATATACACGCACCAATAGTGTGCCCTCGTTCACATCCCAAAATACCCGGACACGGGCATATTCACTAGTATATGATTTCAATGAAGAATTATCCAAAGCCTACCCCTCTATAACTGCTCCCGGCGTGCCCATTCAGCGATAAGCAGTCCGTCAGCGTCCTTATGCTTCTTGATAACCTGTTCGTGTTCCGGGAACAGACGCAAGCCAATATCCATAGAAGCCTTTTTAAGTTCGGGTGCACCCTGCACACCCTTCGGTAACAGCTTGGACTGCCATGCACGGGAGTCTACATAAAAGTGGGGTATACCCAAATCCTCAATTACACACAAAGTGGCTTCAAGAGAACGTGCAGCCGACACGGATGCCTGGAATCGCATCGGATTAATCATAGGGCGTTCTATAGCAACAATGAGGTCGCTAGGGACATACGTAGTGCCCATAATATCCAGGAACCATTGCTTCAGCGAAAGATGGTCTATGCGGGAAATAATCTTTTTAGCCTTGGTATAACTCTGCTCTTTTAAAATCGGGGTTTCCATAAACTTGGTAGACCCATCACCAACGCAAGCGATAGTTCCGGTAGTACCATTATCACAGCCACAATAAATCTTATGGGCCATTACAGAACCTCCTCAAGACGCTGAATGAGTGCACGTTCAGCAATCACGTCGCCAGCACAATACTTACCGATTTCTTCAATCCTACCTTGACGGAACATCTCCGGAACCTCGGAACCGCAGTTAGAGCCCTTGGGGTCATCAATACCGAGCATGAGGCAAGCGGAACGGAGGGACATAGATGCACCACCGCCAAACCGCATCAACTCCATAGAATCCTTGTGGGGAATATCCCAGGGCTTCAGACCTACGACATTCAAAGCAGCAGGCACAAAGTTCATACGAGCCATATAACGTTTGGCAAGGAATGGAATGTCAAACCCCTTGATATTATGACCCATCAGAATAACATCCCTGTTATCCATCATACGCTTGACAGACTTGAGCAATTCAAGCTCCCCATCCAAGTCACCCGCCGTATAGACAATCGGTGGGTCATCCGTATAGGCACTGGCATAAGCAATAGCACACACCATTCCGAACTCGGCGTGGAGTGCCGCCATATTCTCAAGCTCCACACCCTCCTTGCCGGGGTATTTCTCCGCTGCCCAAGACGGATACCATGTATCCATTATTCCGGGACGGGGTGCAGTCTCAATATCAAACACGTATCTACGAGCCATCTGAATTTCCTCTTTTCGTATTATATAACTAGATACCCACTAATTGACTACTTGCCCGTTAGGGAACCGGAGTATATTGGAGCCACAATTACCGGAATCATCCTGCGATTTAGACAAATTGTCCAACTTCATCTTCAGTTCATCCACCATCTGCCTCAAATCTAGATTGTCTGCCGCAATAGCGGGCATGGCAGATGCCTCCACCACCAGGGTCGCCACCTGGTACATATCCATCTCGCCTTTATTCATCATGGAAAGAACTTTCTTTACGTTCTCCTCAAACGGAATGGACTCATCCACTATCTCGTGGATGTAATCAAACGGATTCTTTCTGGACACGGGTAGGCCGGGGTATGACATTTATGTTGTTGCTGCGACCTTCGTTGAACTCAACGAAATCGCTGTAACGGGGCTTCGCCTCACGGGGTATCCCAAGGACTTCCTTGTGCTGACGGATTGATTCCCACGAGCGGTTCGGGACAATGTTGCCACTCAATATAACCGCGTCCTCGGCTTCCGTCCACCACCACTTGCACGTATTCTTACGGAGTTCCTTCCACGGGATATTGTGCTTGTGTGCGTAGGATGCTGCCTGGAGGTATGTTCGGCCCTCGGGAACCAAGCCCTTTTCTACCTGGGCTATTTCCCATCCAAGCCACTTCTTCTTGGGAACGTTTCTAGACATTTTCCACTTTCCTTCGTCCACTCTGTCAATGGACACGGGCTACCGTGGCTGTCTATGGAACTAAATATAATAATATATCTCAAGAAAAGCAATAGATTATCTATTATATTATATCTTTCGGGGGCATTACAGGCTCTGCATCCGGGTTCTTCTGACGATACGTGGTCAGCAAGTAGGTCATCGCCTCACGGCTATCCTTATCGGAGGGAATGTGCGTTGTGTTCCGCAAGTCACGCCCTACATTGGTGACGGGTGGCACCTCTATCTCCTCGTCCTTGAATATCTGCAATAGCTTCATGTGGTTTCTGATTGCAGCCCGCAACTGCAACGCCACCCAATGGAACGAATCCGCTATGTTCTGCCGTTCGGCAATCTTCTCGGCATTGGTAACGAAATCCTCCAACTTGACAATCAAAGCGGAGGTATATGCCCATATAGCTTTCTTCAAGTCCTTGTCCAACTTGTTCTTGCGACAAGCATACAAGAAAAGTGCAGACTGCACCCACTCCATAGAGTTGGGGCCGTTCATCTCGCGAATCTGCTTCGCCCGCCTAGTAACCTCACGGCGTGCCTTGATGTACTTGGATGAACCCCTAGTAATGTCACGAAGCTCCGCATGACGCTTTGCGGACATCCATGTCCCATTTACAAGAACTTGACCCTTCCTGTTAGGCAAACTAGAACCTCGTCTAATCCTGGGTCTTCATAGGAGCATCCTTGCCGCTCCGGGACTTGGCATCCGCATTATTCACGTCAACATTGATAATCTGCGATGCACCCGCAAGACCGTCAAGCAGGGATTCAATGTAAGCGATGTACGCCTTGATATCAACGTAAGGAGCAATCCTCTCGTTGGAGATAATAGCATCAAGCACATTGAAGATATTGCTGATAACGGTGGCAGCGGCGTCCGCGTATTCAAGACGGTCAAGTTCGGAGGTATTGATAGCACAATACTGGGTCACATTGACATACCCGGACACATTGTGGCCATAAGACGCCAACACGTCCGTAACAATCTTATCCAGGAAAGCCTGTATGGATGCCTGCCCCGCCTTGGTCTTTCGGGCATAGCGGGCATACCTACGGAGAGCACCGCCAACCTTGTTCTCATCACGTCCGGTAAACACGAACTCTGCCGGAATAGACTTGATGTCAAGAATGAGGTTACGCAGGTTGTTGATACGTTCGGGCAGACCGGACACGCTAGCATTCTCGGCAGCCCCGAGAGACGCGGCAATAGCACCACGCTGACTCTGCTGCGGAATCACACGGAGCTTTGTAGCCTCGGAGGCGAACATCTTGATGGTGTCAAGGTTATAGACATTGACGGATTCACCACCCGTGTTGTTGATGGCCTTTTCATACCAGGCCGTGAACTCCTTGAGCTGTTCAAGGTCAAGGCCATCGGGGGCAGTCACAGACACGAGGGAATTGCGTTGAAGCGATGCGTTGATGGATGCAAGGTCCAACTGCTCAAGCATTTCCAGGGCTGTCAGCTTATCATAAATCTCAAAACAGAACGGACGGCCCAGGCTACCCGTCTGTGCCATCGTTGCATCCCTGGACTGCAAGGACACATTCATAGCCGCCAACGAATAACGGAAGCGGTCGGACTGCATATCCAGGCAAGCGATATCCTTGTTGTCAAGGATGACTATCTTGTTCACCTGGTCCACCGCCAACTTGTAATAGAGCGGTGTGGGGTTCAAGCCCTCAAGGGATACGGTAAAGACAGAACCAGGCTGGAAGGTATCCTTCAAGCCAACGATATGGCCCTGCTTGTCACGAATGTATTCAACGAAATACTGACCGTAGAAAAGGGCATCAAACAGAATCTTGGAGATGTACTTGTCCAACTGGATGGAACGCCTAAAGGTGTTCACAATCTGATTAGCCTGGTTGGACTTGTTGTATCGGTTATCAATCGTTATGTCAAAAGTAAGATTGGTGCGAGGGTCAATGGCTAGGATATCGTAGGACAGCGTTTCAATCATCGCTATCACCAGGTAGTTGGCCTTGAGCGGTTCGTAGCGGTTGATGTTCTCGCGGTACTGTGTGAACTGCTCGTACAACTGCGTGAGCAATCCCACCTCGGTAGCACCACTAGACGAAATCTTGCGGATTACCTCGCGGTCGTGCTCATTGGACGTAACCAGTTCTTCCACGGACACCATACGTTGTCCGATATCCCGGAGCATCGTATAGTCCGCAAAGGTGTTCAAGAATCTCTGTGTAAACTGCCCAAATATATTCATGTGCTACTCTGCCAAGGAAAGGAGCCTGCCGACATCCTTGTCGGTGTGGCCATCAAAATGTTTAGCCCGTTCAAGCTCCGGGCACTTAAACAAGTCCCAGTCCTTGTCCTCATAATGATATGAGTAAGGACCGTCGGGGGTGTCTAT